TTGGAGGACTATATACTGGAACACCAGCACTAACTAAGGCTCGGTATCCTTCAGCAACTTTACCTTCTGAGTTTTTAAATGGATTAAATGCTTCTCCCCAATTGCCTTTTCCTATAGTAACTATATCACCAGTTAATGGATCTAATGCCTCTGGAAGCTCATCATTATAAAATGGAGACCTAGATGTATACTGATTCCATGCTCTATCGAATCCATCACCTAATGCAGATATTGGCCCACCCTCTGGACTGCCCTCTGACCTCATAACATTAGATCGTTCTGGAGACATGATTCTTTCTACTGTAGCCATACCACTGCTATATACGCCTAATGGAGATCCACCAATAGCAACATCAGCAGCCTTCTTCCCTAACTTATTTAACATGTTATTTAAACTAGCAGCACTACTCATAGGGTCGCCAGCAAGAATGTCAGTAAACTCGGAATATCCTTGTAGCATAGGGAGCTGACCAACAAAGTCATAAACACCCAAACCTGCTGCTTGCACTATTTTATCGAGTTCTTCTGCTGTAGTTTGTTCTGCGGTATTAGCATATGAGTTGTATGTAAAGTATTCAGCTATAGTGGCTGATACACCGATTAATGTGGAGATAGGTTGCAAGCCTTGATACGAGACATAGACCTTATCCTCTCCGACAGATACTGGTGTTTTGTCCATGAAGTCTTTAATCTGATCTTCGCTTAAATCACTTTTGTTGTATACATAAGAGTATGGTTGCCATCCGGTTGCTTCTAATGTTTTTCGTAGCTGTCTATTAGTTGGACCTGCGCCAGTTAGTTGTCCTTGAAGAGCATAATAGGCAGCACCTCCCATCATAGTCGTACCTAATGTCATCTTCGCTATAGCTGCATCTGCTTCCACGCCACCTTTAGCTACCGTTCTATAAAACCCTGGGTTAATCAACTGTAATGGACTTCTCTTCCCAGCCTCGATAACAAGATTTGTTGGAGTACGAACAAAGGGAAAGAACATCTTAAGTATTGGAGATAACTTGCCGCTATTTATACCACGCTGTATGTCAGCCATAGTGCCTGTTAGTTCTTTAGTAAACGTCATCTCTTTAGCTCTTTCTGTAGAAGCTGTTAGGATGTCATCTGTTGGGTTAGTTCTTATCTCAGCTAAATAATCTGAAGTAAGTTTCTTAGCAGTCTCTTTGTCAATACCTTCCTTTAATCTTGCACTATAAAATACCTCAGCTTTTTGTTTTGTTAGGAATCTAAATTCTCCAACATAAGCCACTCCTTTAAAGAACTCGTCCTCAGCAAGTAATGTTCTGCCCGGCAAAGTAACAAACTTTCCGTACAGCCTTAACATATCACTTGTTGCTTTTCCTATGGTTGAATCTCCAAAGTCAACATCAAACTCATTGCGTCTTGCAAACTTATCTAATTCCATTTTAGATGCTTCATCCATGCCTTGATTCTTGACGAATGCTTTTCCAGCTAATCTTCCAGCATCTACAATGGAGCCAAAGTATCCTTGAGCTTGATCGACTACAGCGCTCATCCTAATCGCATCATCACTACCAAATACACCATTACGTACCTTTCCAACAATAGACATCATAGCTCGCTCAACTGGTTGCATTGCGCCAAACATAGCGTTACCTGCTATATTCTTAGCATGAGTTATTGGGCTAGATAATAATCCATTAATCCATGTAGAAAGCCAAATATCCTTAACAGCACCCATACCAAATGCCGCTCTTGCAGTACGTGCTTTTGATTCAGTTGTGGGTAATGCTAAGAATTGTCTTGCTCTTTCTTCAGTGCCAGACCTTCCTCCATGCTCAGCAATGAAGTTATCAATCTCTTTCAAGTTTCCAGAGCTTCTTAATTCACCAAACATACGCAATGTTCTACCATAGTCAGCAGTCCTTCTGTCTACTGCTTTAGATATTTCACCAGCTAATGCTAATGTCTGGTCAAACTCAAGTCTTAATGCATCTGTTGCATTTACACCTTGGTCAATAATCTGTCTGGCTAATATCTCTGCTTTATTGGTAACATCTAATTGCGCCATCAACATCTTGTATGCTTCTGTTGGATCTGCAATCGTAGGGTTGTTAGGGTCTAGTATTCTAGCTAGATAGTCACTAGAGTATGGAGCCTTGCCTTCTACAGTAAAGTTCACTGCATTATCCCCTTGCTCTCTAACATAGGCATAAGCTTCATCTTGTGTCTTAAATTGCTTAAATGAATTGCCGTCTTTATATACTGTATACCTAGCTCTGCTTAATTCCTCAGCTATTTGCTTAGTAGAGATTACTTTCTTTTCACCAAGATAAACATCACCAACGACATTAATAAAGTCTTTAACGCCCTGTGAGTCTTCAATCTGATTAACATTAAATCTAGGTGAGATTGTAGCTTTTGCTCCAACGGTAGCGCCTTCTGCTGCTGGGTCAACAGGCGTATCTCCATAGCTCTTTAATACGGCATTTACCTCATCGTCAGTAGCATTTGGGATAATTAAGTATTCATCAGAACTTGATGGTAATTTGCTACGCTTTGCCATTAAGTCAGCGAAATCTTCGCTTTGAGTCGTAACCTTTTTAATAACTTTAGGAATTATGCCTGCAACCTTGGTTGGTTCTTCGTCAGTAAATGTTGGTTGACCTGTTGGTACTAATACGTCTTGATCTACTTCCTCAGGAATATCGTCTGCAACATCTTCTTGTAATACATCCTCGGCAGTAGCTAATGGAGTAATCTCTTTAGTTACTTCTTCTAAGTCTTGCTCAATACCAACCATTTGGTCTATGTCTTGATTGATAGATTGTTCTTGTGTAGACATAATTATTTAGCCTTTTTCTTAATGATTTTCTTAACGCCCTTTGCTACAACCTCTGTAACCGGTCCTACTTCACCAATAAGTTCTGCTGCTTGTTCTGGCCCTTCTTCATACTTCCATCCAGCGTCTTCCAACATACCTTTAATATCTTCTGAGGTAAATGGTATAGCCCCATATATTTCCTCAAATTGAGCCAGGTTACCTTTACCTTCTGGGTCAGGACTAGCCATGTTTAATAGTCCACCAAGTAAGCCCACAATATCCATTGGTGTTCCAAGAGCTTGTACACCACCTTTAGCTGTAGCGCCAGCCATCTTCTTATAAGCATCTGGAGTAGCTTTTGTTACATCAGCTAATGGCTCTGTTACAGCAGCAGCGTACGTATCCATAAGGGATGGATCTTCTTTTGGAGAGACAACAATTGGATCAACCATAATACCTTTACGAATGTATGCATCGTCTATAAACAACTGTTCAATATCATCATTCATTTGGCATCTCCATTACAATCTGTCCTTCATAAATATCTTTTAGAGTGTTACGATTCTTCATTAATCGTTCATAGGTTCTTGGAGCTAAGTCCTTACCTTTATACTTAAGTGAAAGAATCTCTGCGTCAGTAAGTTCAGCAAAGGCTTCACCAGTAGTAAACTGATAGTCAGTTTTTTTAAGATGTCTTGATACAGTAGAGATATGTTTTGGTAAAGCTAATTCTTTGTATTTCTGAGCAGTCTTCTCTGCTATCTCTATCGCAGCTGTTCTTTGGTCGAACTCTTCGCCATTGCCTACAGCTCTACTTTGAGCTAGTGATAATTCAAATCTTGCATCAGCAATCAATGTTCTTAGTGGATTGTCTTGATTCATTCTCATTACAGTCAAGTCATCAATCCGGAGTCTGTTATTAATAATATCATTGCCTGCTTTCAATGTCTTAGTAACTTGCAAGTATTGTTTTTTAAGATCAGCTGCTTGAAAGTAACTAATATCACCAGCGTAAGCCTTATTATCAATTGATCCATAATCCATCTTGCCAAGCTGTACTTGCAGTGATAAGTCAGAAAAGTTTTCATTCTGTATTAAGCTAGAAGCTTTTTCGTTGTTAATCTCTTTAAGCAATTCAACTGATAGTGGATAATTAATAGCTTTAAGTTCATTCTTAAACTCTTCCCCGCTATAAACTTGAGAGGTAAATTTATCATACAGGTCAATAAAGGTTTCTTGTTTAAGATTGTATTGAGCATCTCTTTCAGCTTTCATGAGAGTACCTTGCTGGTCAATCTTATCAGTAGCTATTTTAATAATCTTCTGTATATTATCTGGAGTATCTAATCCTCTTGCTGCTAGAATCATGCCCCACTCACCTCTTTCCCCGTTATAGAACTTAGAGATAGTTTTGCTTTCAATAAGGTGGTTAGCTAATTCGTTCTGTATACCTGAGTCTACCTCTGCATTAAACTTAGCTACATTGTCACTAAATGTCTTAGGATTCCTTCTAAATACCGCAAAGGAATTAACCTCCCTTTCCTTTAAGAAAGCAAGTTTAGATAAGGCATCTGAGTCAGTTCTTAATGTACTAGCCCAATATTGTTTAAAGAAGTTAAGTTGATTTTGTGACTTGACTTCATTCTCTGCCATGTTTCTTGCTTCTGCCGCATCTAATGCTTTCTTTACAGTAGCTGCTCCAATGGTTGCAGCGGATGCTCTAAAGTTAATAGATGACTCAGGATCAATCTGAGACAATACATTGGCGTATCCATCTATGTTCGCATTAACGTCAACAATAACTGAGTCAACATCAGTAACCATATTTGAATCAATACCTGAGTTTAACTCTTGAAGCTTTAAGGTAAAGTCATTTAGTAGATCCTGTCTTAATAATGTAGCTTGTGCTGCTGCTGCTGATGCACCAAATACGGTATCACTGTCTTGAATTAAGCTTTCTAAAGGTGTCCCACTGCCAATAGCATCTTGAATTTGCTGAAGTGAAATAGGGTTTTGTACTGCATACATCTTTCCCTCTCTTTCAGCTTTAGTCTTTAGTTCAGAAAAAGCAATGTCAGTTACTCGATCTAATCGCTTTTGCAGCGACTGAGATGCCTGAAAGCTCTCACGCACTGAAGCAAAATCAAGAGGTCTGGTATTCTCTAAACTTACTCCTCTGCTTCTGTATCTTGGGTCTTGTGCCATAGTATTATTCTTTAACTAATTAATAATGATGGGGTTGTACTTGTTGGTGCTGGTGCTGATCCTATCTTACTATACTTGTATCCAGCTTCAGCTAATCCAGCTGCTGCACTAAACATACCGCTAGTGTAAGCAGTTTTACCAGCTATGCCGTAAATTTCAGCTTGTGTTGTTCCTGCTAGTAATGCATTTTCTGCATTCTGAATATCAAACATAAAGTCTCTTCCAGCATCTCTTCCACTGGCTGTATTGATTAAAGCTGTTGACCCTTCAAAGCCTACTACTCCGCCAGCATAGCCACGAGATAGATTAGAAGCAATAGCTTTATTTAGGTTACGTAACGTATCATTTGCACGTTGTTCATACTGTAATGCTTTGCGTTCACTTTCTGCTTGTGTCTGCAATGCCTGTAGTTTGTACATGGCCTTTTGGCTTTTTGCCTGTTGCATCCCTTGCATTGCACTGAAGACCGATCCTGCTATTGATAACATTTCCATAATTATGTTCCTTGGTGTACTGACACTTTATATTCTAACCCTAACAATGTAAACTTAAGCGGGGCGCTTTGTGTCACAGTGATTTGCCCATCGCTGTTGTAACCTAGTATACCATGTAAAGTTTTAGTCCCTGTAAATTCTGGCACTGCGGTTCCAACTACATCTAGTCCTAATGACCTAATAGGAACTAGGTTTCCATTAATCACTAAATTTTGAGTATTCAATATTAAAGCATTAACCTCAACAATTCGTTTTCTAAATCCTAATCTAGTGCCAGATTGAATCTTAAGGTCAATTGGCATAGTCTTAATCTCTACATGTATTGGTAGTCCTACTTCACTTGAGGTGGCAGGTGGGTTTGTAAATGTTACTGTTCCGCCAGCGGGTACTGTTTGATCTGACTCAACGTAACCATCTGAAATAACATGTACTACCTGCCCAACCAGATGACTCATATCGGCAGTAGGAGATGTAGTTCCTATTACCGCACAATCGGTTAGTGTAGTGTTGTCGAATACCTCAACGTAGTATCTAGTTGTCCCTCCATCATCTCTTGAAGTTACGGTATAAATATCGGTAATATCTACACCAACATCAAGAAAATTACCTTCAGTGGTAAACTGTGATGGCGCAATAACATTCTGTGATCTTAGTAGTGAGAATGCTGCAATACTACCATCATCTTCATTAACTAATAATAACAAGTCATTTTCATCTGTAGCAACAGCTCTTCGTAAGTCCATCCTATTAGGATTCTTTAAAAGATGCCCGGCTAATAATGATATTTTAGATGTTAAGTAAGTTAGCTGTGTATCAGAATACGCAATCTCAGATAATGACTTTCCTTGTCTTTGCACAAAGAGAACGCCAGATTCTAGTTGTTTAACACGGATACCTTCTTTTGAGCCAATACGCGATGTAGTGGAGAAGAAGAAGTCCGATGGTGTAATAGGTGTTAATCCTTCTTGCGGAACGTAGAACTCACCGCCCGTAGTAAACACTTGCAAATCACGGCCAGAAATAATATCAGTGATAGCATTATAAGTATTAGTATCGAGGGTAGCTTCAACAGCGTCATCATCCAATCCTTCCACGGCTTCAAAATCAAAGAATAATCCTACTTTAGAACCCCATATAGTTGACGGCCTTGATTGAGATCCGCCAAAGTATAAACGACCTTGATGGAACGTAACAGTTCTAGGCCATCCTCTACTGTTGGACCATACATCCTCATACCCTGTTTCTAACTCCCAGTTACCTGTAGTGGTAGCCGTAGTGTCAAAGAATGGAAATTCTGTTACTACATTGACTGATGTTGCGCTAGTATATTTAACAATCTTTGCTCTGCCTTGTGGAGATGCATTGATATATTGACCAACATGACTTGCATTAAATACACCAGATGTTGCTGTAATAGTAACCTTGCCTGATACATCACTAGGAGTAATACTGCCTGCTGGATTGCTAGTTGTTAATGTAAATGCATACTTAGGTATGCTAGCAAATGATATGTTAGTAATGCTCCATGAACTGTCTGTAGCGCCACGAACAATCTTTACTGGGGCATCATGTTCATCAACAGCAATAAGTGTGTCAGCAGACTGTGTCCAACACATATGATCTAAATGAGATCCTACCAGCCCATACCCTGTGGTATCTAAATAATCATTACCAGAACCATTAATGTTGGTAATTAGCACTTTATCTTTATAGACATACATTCTGTTTGTAGTAAAACACAACATATAACTATCATCTACTGAAAACTCAAACGACGCTAATCTAATCCCATTCTCTGGACTACCACCAAGCTCATTAATAAACTTTGTACCAGGTCTGCGGGTTACTCCACCTTGAGGTTGGCATATAACATTTTGTGCTTTTTCAGCAGAGTTTTCGTAAGCCTTTAAGTCTACACGTGAACGCAATAATGGATCTAGTTCACCGGATGTAAAGTTAGTTTGTATGCTTACAAAGCGAGCCATTAATATCTCACGTCAATAAGTGAGAAGTCTTGGAATGCATTGGTAGGTTGTCCTTGTCCATCAATGCTCATAGCTTGGCGCATGTAACCACCTCTACCATTTTCTCCAGGAGTTCCTTGTGCTACTACTTGCCAATATTGAGACTTTTCATTTTGATCGGTAATAGGCATTGCGAGATGCCAAGCCATTTGGTATTTCAGTAACTGCACAAAATAGTGAGGTAATGCATATTCTGGAACATTATACTGATAGTCTACGTATACTTTTTCGTAGTCAGTCAGTATTTTATCTCCCATCAATCTATATTCTTTTCTAACAGGACCACCAACACTGGCTGTGTCGTACACAGCTCTTGGAACGCCAACCATGTCTGATGGCATTTGATATTGGTACTTGTATTCGTTGGTTGGTGTCGTAATTAGCCTAGCTAACTGCACCTTTTTAAATGAGAAAGACCAGGGGTAACTGGCCAATGTTTTAATCTTAATATCAGGATAAAGTCTGTCGCAGATGTTTGCTTCATCTGTTCCTTCTGTAAATGAAGAAATAGGATTTGCGCCCAACATTAATAATGAGTCAGAGCATATTCTAATATCGGTATCACCTGTTGCCATTTACTTTCTCCAAATGTGCAAATAGGTGAGAGCCTAAACCCCCACCTTCTGCATTATTACTATTACTAAGCTACGCTTATTGCAGTACCTGCTGATACATCGACAACGCCAGCAGCGTTAGTTAATACAACATGTACGTACATTGTTGGCGCATCTGAATCATAGTTCCAGACAATATCACCAACTTTAAGTAAGCTAGATACTTCATTGAAATAGCCTGAAGCTGCTACTGCTGTATAAGCATCAGTAGTTGTGTAGTTCCAGGTTTGTGGTGCATCACCAGCTTTAGACTGTCCGCCCGCCGCTACTAATCCGTCTTTATTAAAAGCCATTTATTTTCTCCTAATATTAAGATTCACGACATGTGAGTTGAACAATACCTTCAGCATCAATCGCTACTGATGCAGCAGAGAACATAGCATTCACAAGGAATGATGTTTTTTCTGGTACATAGTTGATTTCTGTTTTAGGACCAATACCTTCAGCATAACCCATAGATTCTTTATGGAATGCAAAAAGAGTTCTATCTAAAGAACCATCAACAGCTAAACCACCTTCAGCACGATCGCCTAATGTGTGGAATGTGAAACCTAAGAATGTATTGATTTCACCAGCAACTAAAGCTTTAACAGTGTTAAAGTCAGATGATGTTACTGCTGTTTCTGATAGTAAAGATGCTAGGTTGTTAGCATGAAGAAGAATGTGACGATCTTGCGGTGGCACGTTGTTCTTATCTAGTAACTTCTTAGCTTCACGTAGTTTAGCTACGTTAAGGTTTGTGTCAGTACCACCAATGTCGTTGGCAACTGTGTTAGATGTACCTGAAGCAGCAAGTGCGTCAAGAATCAATTGATCTTGTCTACGGCCAATAGCGTTCGCTACTACTTGAACTAACTCTTGTCTTTCGTCAAAATTAACTTTTTGTTGCATGAAAATGTCTGAGTATTCAGCTGCATTCCAATCTTCGAGTGTAGCTGTTACTTGACTGAAGTCCACATTAAGTGGAGTTACGTCTGTTTGTGGTACACGTAGTGTAGCCACGCCTTTCCCAACTTTAGGGAATTTTACTGTTGCACCTTCAACGCCGCGTCTTTGTCTAGTTGCACCAACCAATTGTGCTTTCGCTTGGTAAGCCTGCTTAACTTCGGCATCAAAGAGTGTTACAAAAGCATTAGATAATCCAATAGCCATTGTTGTTTCTCCTTAGAAATTAAAAATAAAATTTAATCGCTTTGGTATGCCAGAAAGTCTGGGCCTGTGCTTGCTATTTACGATAGCCATTCGACAAGGTTACTTGCATTAAGGGTTGTATGATGGTGCTTTACAATATGCCTTACCCATGAATATACCACAGATAAGGCTTATTTGCAATGAATTACGAGCCGAAGTTTTGAGCGAAAAGCTTTTCTACTTTAGCACGATAGGCTGGGTCATTCTTATACTTCTCGTCACCAACCATTTGATATAGTTCGTCTTTAGAAGGTGCGCCTTCAACTGGAGCTGCTTCTATTGGAACACTGCCTTCATAAGATGATCTAAGCTTCTCTAATGCGTTGATACCTCTTGCTGTACCACCCATGATAGTAAACTCTTCGTAATCATCATTAGACCATATTCCTTTGCTTACAAGGCTTGCGCCCCATTTCTTCATACCGTTAATTCTGGCATCAGCATTAGGTCCAAGCTGCTTCATTTCTTGTTGGACGTTGACTTGGAATGTTTCTTGTTGCATAGCTCCCATGTCTACAACTTTACCAACTAGGTGATCTAAAGCTGATTGACTAACGCTATTATCTCTTGCCCAATCCATAACATGCTTTCTAACTGGGTCATCTTCAGGTGTATTACCAAAAGCTGATGTATCATACTTGCCATCAGCAGGTGCTTTATGTTTACCTTGAGATATTTGTTTCCTAAGGTCAGTCCAAGATTTTGCTATGGCTTCTAAATCTGGTTCAGCTTCTTCGCCTTTCCAAAAGTTTTCTGGCCACCAATCGGGTCTTTCTAATGGTTCATCATCAGCATTTTCATAATCTTGCTTTGCTTGTAGTTCTGCTGGATCACGATGATCTATTTCTACTGCATTTGTATCTTGACTAACTTCCTCGGTTTCTGGCATTGCTCCATCGAGTAGGCCAGTCGATTCAGTTTCCTGAACACTAGGCTCGATTGCTTCTTCCATTATAGTTTCCTTGCTCTAATTATCCTTGCTTCTAAATCCCTAATTAACGAATTTTGCCCTTCTCGATAAAATGCATAACTAGGATCGCTTCCCGGCAAGGCTACGGGTTGCTCCAAAATAGA